TGGACACATGAACCATCTAATAAAGACGGTTCTGGTTCTTTCACTTTTACATTAGAAAGTGGAGGGGGAGATACCTCTGCAATAACTGGTAATATTAATTTTGGATTTTAATTAAAAAGGGGGATCAAGTGGGAGAATTGAGTAAAGATAGTAAGTTTACCTTAAGTTTAGAAACTGCTATTAGTATAGCAGTAACTATAGCTATGGTAGTAGGTATGTGGTATTCTCTGCAAGCAGAAATAGAACTTGCAAAAGAATTACCAGAACCAGAGGTGTCACGTATGGAGTACGATCTTAAAGATCAAATGATTCGTGATACAATTATGAACACAGAAGAAAAAGTAGAAAAACTTGAAGAGAAGGTAGATTCGGTTAAAGAAGATACACAGATGATTAACGAAACTCTTCTTAACATGAATAAAAACTAATGGGGTTTAAAAATGAATTATTATTATGGTATGTTATGTTTGCTATTATCACTACTATTGCAATCACCCTTACATTCACAGTCAGTTAATTTAAATAGCTTTGCACAAGTACAAGCATTAAATCTAGAAGACTGTGCGGTAATTCAAGTGAATGCAGGTTGGAATTATAAAAACAGAGTAAAAATAGAACAGTTAGCTGAGCTTTGTTATATAGGTGAAATAGATTTAAGTAATAAAATTATAGGTGCTGTTATTCAAAAAGAATGGAATATAAAAGTTGTGCCTACTATTATCATACTTAAAGAAGGCGTAGAAGTAATGCGATATGAACCAGGAATATCTATGAGGTTTGACGAACAAGAAGTGTTTAATGAAATAAAAAAAGAGATTAAGTAGTTGAAAGGCGTACATAATCAGACGAGAAAAAGTAACGGAAAGAAAAAAACTAGACAAGGTCATGGTAAAAACACTAAATTCGGTACTAAAGATAGTAAGAAACATTATATAAAGCGCAGCAGAGGACAAGGATAATGGCAATAAAAAAAGATTCTAGATTAGCAAGGGCTGGTGTATCTGGTTACAACAAACCTAAAAGAACGCCTAGTCATAAAACTAAATCACATATTGTAGTTGCTAAGTCAGGCGATAAAGTAAAAACTATTAGATTTGGACAGCAAGGAGTTAGTACAGCTGGTAAAAAAAAAGATCCTAAATCTAAAGCTAGGCGCAAAAGTTTTAAAGCAAGACATGGAAAAAATATAGCTAAAGGCAAAATGTCTGCAGCTTATTGGGCTAACAAAGTAAAATGGTAAAGGAGTAATTATGCCATCAGGAAAAGGGACATACGGTAGTAAACCAGGAAGACCTAAAAAGAAAAGTAAAAAAAAGAGTAGAAAAAAAAGTAAAAAAAAATAATTACTATAACAAAAACGGAGATAATACCAATGAGTAAAGTAACAGAAGCAGTAGATCTTATGGGAGCAGCTAGTACTAAAATGGAAAGTTTAGTCGAGCAACATAATAAACTAGTTCAAGAAGTACAAAGTGCTAACGAAAGATTAGCAGAAGTTAAACAAATGATTATTGAACACCAGGGATATATAAAAGGCCTAGAAGCGTGTGAAGAGTCATGTAAACCAGGAGATAAATAATGGGACCATTATTAGCAACATTACTTGCAAAACTTGGAACTGAAAAGTTACTAAAGGCTATTGTATTACATTTAGGACAACACTTAGTTACTAAGTCTAGTAATAAATTAGATGATAAGTTATTCGCAGAAATTAAAAAAGCGTTAGCATAGTTAATTAATAATAGGAGGTTTCGTTGAAACTTAAAAAACGTGGAATTGTAATACCCGACCAGCACTATCCTTTAGAAAATAGAGCAGCAGTCGAATGTGTTAAAAAAGCAATACTTAAAGTAAAGCCTACAGTGTTTGTAAACTTAGGTGACGTAGGAGAGTGGGAGTCTTGTTCTGCTTGGAAGTATAAAGACAAGAAGCTACCACCATTAGAGTTTCAGCTACCCTTAGTTGATGAAGAAATAAGATTAGTAAATAGAGGATTGGATGAGTGGGATGAAGTTTTGGAAGAAATCGGATGTAAAGAAAAGTATTTACTCCAAGGCAATCACGATATCTGGTTGGATAATTTTGCTAATAAGTATCCCTATCTTAATGACTACAACTTTTATGAAGCGTGTAGGATTAAAGAAAGAGGATATCAGTACACAGAATACAACTTACCAATCCAAGTAGGTAAGTTGGTATTCTTTCATGGTGCGTTTGCAACAACGTATCATGCAAAAAAACATTTAGAAACGTATGGAGAAAATGTGATGTATGGACATGTACACGACATTCAACGCCATACACAGACGAAGTTTAATAACACTATTGGTGCTTGGTCTATGGGTTGTTTAAAAGATATGTCTCATGAGAGTAATAAGTGGCTTAAAGGACGATTACATAACTGGGGTCACGCATTTGCTATTGTTGATTGGTTTGACAATGGTGAGTTTAAAGTAGAAACAGTAGAGATTAAAGATGGTAAAACAAGTGTTTGGGGAGAGATAATAGATGGAAACAAGTAACTCAACTGGCGGTCCTATGCAAGGATCGTCTACTAACTCCTCTAGAAGAACGTATAATATGAAGAGTAAAAAGAAAAAAGTTAAAATGAAAAATATGATGGATATAACTAGAAACAAAAAGGTGAAGTTATGATAAATACAAGAAATAATCCTTTACTCAATAAAGCTCAAAAAGCTAGTGGTAAAAAAGATGGATTAACTGGTAGAAAATTAGGTTACTATTTAGGAAATAAATTAGGTATGGGAAATATCAAAGGTGGTAAAACGTCTTTAGATAAACTTATTGAACCGCTTAAAAGATACTAATGGCAAAAAAAATATTAAATTTAAATAACTTTAGTGGAGGATTAAATAATTCTGCTGCTCGTAGGGATTTATTGCCTAACGAATTTGCTGTATTAGATGGACTAGATAATGAATTTTATGGAAAGCTAGTACCATTAGGTAAATTAACCGATAGAACAGTAAGTGGGTTGCCTACTAGTAATACACTTAAAGATGGTTCAGGTTTATTACATTTTAATTCTGATGTTAAGATCCACAACACTAGTGAGGTAGCTGGAGAGTATCTAGCTTATCATGATGTAAATAACAAAGGTGTAAAATTTATAGAATTAATAAGTGGTAGCGATACAAAGCAAGACACAGTGCACGGAGGTACTGTTACTATTGGTGATAGTAGTTTTGCTGGTGAAGTAGATATGTTTGCATTAGATGGAGATATAAGAATATATGGAACACATACGCTATCTACTACTGCTAATACTTTTAGCCTTCCAAAGATTATACAAAGAATTAAATATACTAGAAATTTAGCTAGTGCTACTACATTACAAGTAGTAGAAGACAAAGTAAAAGCAAATGATATACATTTAGCACCAGTTACTGTAGGTTCGTCTGCAATATATGATAATACAATGCATAAAAAAGGAGGAGCTAGTTCTCCTAAACCTATAAGTGATTCTGAAATATTTATGATAGATGATGCTACAACTAGCTTAGGCTATTATAGCGGTCAATATAGTTATGTTAATTTTACACAAACATTATTAGGTAATTATTTAAATGCTCATGATGATGTATCTAGTACTAATTTTGGTGGAATGCTTGTTGTTGCATACTTTAATGGATCACCTTCATCTGTTTCACAAGACGACGAAAGTTCTATTGTAGTATATAAAAGTACTTCTAATAAAATTTATGGATTATGGGGTACTTTAATATACGATGACAAACAAGAATCTGGACCTACTTATTTAGGAGACGTGAAGCAGCCAAGTTTATCTGAAAACAAAGTTAGACAAATGCATTTAGCATTTGCGGGTAGACCATCTAAAAAAGATAGAGTTACAGGGTTTAAAATATACTGGGCTTTAATAGATAGTTATGCAGTAATGGGACAAGAAGTATCTGGAGATGTTGGTCAACGTTACATGTTAGCAGAAGTTAACTACGAACAAGGTGTAAGACTTACAGGTGAAACTGGATTTTCTAAGTTTGATATTAAAAGCATGGGTAGCTCAGCTAAAAATCATTACGTATTTCCTTCTACGGGGTTTGGCGTAACTACCGTTTTTGAAGGACAAGCATTAAGTGATTTAAGTATAGAAGAGCCTCTACTGTCTGAAAAACACACAGCTATAGGAAGGCCTAACACAGGCGGTAAAACGTCCACAGTAGTCAATAGAAAGCTTTATATAGGTAATGTACAGTACTATGATGACAATAATGTAAGAAAAACAGCTAATGATAGACTTATGAAGTCTAATGTTAACGATTTTGATTTTTTTGATGCAGATAGTTTTATAGATGTAGAAGTAAATGATGGTGAAGATATAACAGTATTAGAAAATTTAAGTGGTAGAATATTACAATATAAACAAAATACATTATATATTATTAACGTAAGTAGAGATATAGAATTTTTAGAAGGAACTTATGAACAACGTGGTTGTTTAAAGCATTCGCATTTAGTCAAAGGCGAAGGTTTTGTATCGTGGCTAAACAAATTTGGTTTATTTATGTACGATGGTAAACGATTAATTAACTTAATACAGTCTAAACAAACTGGTCAAAATAAAGTTGTATGGTCTGATATATATACAGATAGTATAAAGTTATCTTATGTGCCTAAAAAAGAACAGCTGATCTTGTTAAAGAAATCAACAAACACAGAAGGTAAAAGTCAAATTATTTTATTTGATTTAAAATCTATGTCATTTGTAAAAGAAACTACGTCTGGTATTAGTGGACAAAGCTACGAACCTTTTACTACTGACAATAGTACCAATATAGTACAAGATAATAACGGGGAGTTGTTAGCTATAACTAGTAATAATTATGCATTAAAAAAATGGGCAGATGCTAGTTGTGATAAAAAATACAGTGCAGGTGTAGTGTTAATGGAAACAAAAGAGTTTACATTTAAAAAACCTAATACACCTAAAAATCTTACTGCAGTATATATATCTGCTAGAAATGGAGATAATATAAAAGTACAAGTAAGAGCACACACGTCTGGTAGCAATAACAAAGATTTGGTAGATCCTAACTCTACTGCAAATAATAATTTATTACCAACGAGTGACGAGATGTCTTATAAAAAAATTATAGTTAACAATGCAAAATTAAAAACTACTGCTAGTGAAAAAGTGTACGGATATTCTGTGCTATTAACAGTAGTAGCTGATGGTGACGTACAATCTGATTTAGAAGTAAATGATATCCAATTAGTTTATAGAGAAATGGTAACTACATGAGTAGAAGAGTTATAGACATAGCACGTAATAATGCAAATTTTATTCATCCTACTTTTAATAAAATACTTCAAAGGCCACCTTCTAACAATGAAGGAAATTTGGGGGATACTAGAATAGTAAGATTAGGATTAAAAATGTATACTTATGTAAAAACAGAAAAAGGATGGCAACGTAATGTATTTGAAAAAAATCCTACAGAATCTACTGGAACTGCAACAGAAACTGCTGCAGGTACAGATGTGCCTACTATAACAAATTTTGCAGCAGCGTATACACAGCAAGCAAGTGGACCTCAAATAGTTTTAAGTTATGGTTTTTCAAATGCTACTGGTGTTACTGATCAAAAATTAAGAAGAAGAAAAAGAGCGGGGGGAAGTAGTTCTTGGAGCAGTCCTGTTATATGGAATGGATCAAGTTGGGTTACAGATTCTACAACAGTTGTAAGTATAGCTAATAATTCATCTGCTAACTTTACAGATACTGCTGCTCTTGGATTAACTAACTCAGGGTCACAACAAGCTGATACATTTATGTACACGTTAGAAGCTAAATTTGGAGCTGCTGTAGTAGGTCCTGAAACAGTAGAATCTAATACTGGTATAATATTTGTAGGTACATCATACAATCAAAGAATTACGTATACAGAAAGTGGTAGTGGAGTAAGTGATGGAGATACAACAACTGGTTATTGGTCTGACGGTAAATTAATAGAGTGTGCTTCTAAAACAGCAACTCCTACAGATTTAGACACAACTAGTGGACAAGTAGCTTACAATTCTTCTATCGATGAATTTAGTATTTATGGAGATTTTCAACAAAATGCATTTGGTTTAAATAAAACTATTTACTCCAACACTGGTTTAAGTAGTGCTTTAGGTACTGGAACTAAATACACTAGAGAAGGACAAGGCTTAAACGGTTCTGAACCTAGCCTATATAAAACTAACAGTAACGGTACTACTACATTTTATAGGGGAGGATTTCCTAGCGCAGTAACATCTATAGCATTACAAGGAACTGTTGGCACGACTACTATACCTTTACGCATTACAGCAAACACACAAGTAACTAATAATTTTATATTATATAAAAGAGAGCATGGTGGTTCGTATGATGGCGGTACTAGTATTACACCTAGTGCTAAAGGTTATGCAGCTAACACTTCTGTAAATACGGACATTACAGTATCTAATTTGACACAATCACAACGTTACGATTTTAAAGTAGTAGCACAAGGATTAACAGATAGTCTTGCATTAGAAGTAACTAATGCTAATTTAACTACGTCTGGTACTCCAAGTCCTGCTGTTAATGCTAATCCTTCTAGCGTACAACATAGTAATTCGGGTACTGCAGGATATTATTATTCTGATGTAGTTACAGTAGCTGTTACTAATGGAGCTGGTAGTATATTTATACAAGCAGTGCCACAAAGCAATACCTTTCATATTCCTCAATATAGGGTAGCTAGTAGTGCTAGTAACAAAATTACAAGCGGTGGTAGTTGGACTACTGCTAGTGCATACTCATCAGATCAATCGTCTACTATAACACCTAATAGTGGGACTGTGTATGTACAATTTAGAAGTCAGTTAAGTTATAAAGCTTCTACCGACCAATACAGAGAAGGTGTTGCAACATTTAATTTTAGAGAAACAACTAGCAGTGGAACAAGTGTAGATTCTACAGTAGCTGGTATAAGATGGACTGTATTTCAGCCATAAGGAGATATTATGAATATTAATTCAAAGTTAAGCGTTTATCAAGCACAAGCTGGTGCAGAAGTGTCTGTTGATAAAGCACAAGCAGAATCCGAATATAGGGATAGTTTATTAGGAAAAACTATGTATTATGGTACTGCTGCTATGTCAGGATTTACTATGGGACATGAACTAGGTAAAACTATGCAACCTATGATAGATAACATGAAAGTTAGAAAACAAGCTAGGAAAGATTACAATGACAACCAACCAGCTAATTACGGAGGAGCAACAGAAAAAGGCACTCCTTACAATGAAAAACCTCAAGAAAAGTATAATAACTTTAGAGATTTTTACAAAAAAACAGTTAAAGAACCTGCAAAAGCTGCTATGGAAGATGTAGGTCCAATGGAAACAATATATGATGATAAGGGTGAAGTTGTTATAGAAGGTCGTGATAGAACAAGTAACAGGATGGCTGACAAAGCTAGAGTAAAAGCTTTTTATTTAAACAGTGTTACTAATTACGAACCTACTGGAAATACAACTGCAGATGGAGCTGCTGAATTTAAACAAGTAACACCAGGTAGAAATTCAATGGAGTTTTTTCCTACTATGGCAAAGACAACATTTGGTGGACCAGGTTTAGGTTTGCTAGGTTATGTGAATACATTTACAGAAAAAGATATGGAAGAAGATAACAATTCACAAGAAGACGATAGATTTATTGGAGAATCTTTTAACATATGATGATCTACAAAAGGAGTGTTATGAATAATTTTGAAAAAAAAGTATACGTACATATGAAATTACGTGAAGGATATAAAAAAGAAGTATATTTAGATACGTTAGGTAAGCCTACTTGTGGTATAGGTCATTTATTAACAGCTAGTGAAAAAGAAGATTATCCTATAGGAACAGAAGTAGATGATTATATAGTAAAAGAATGGTATTTAAAAGACATTACAATAGCTATGGAAGCAGCAAACAAACAAGCAAGTGTTTTGTCTACTGAAAGTGATAATATAAAAATAGCATTAGTATCTGTTAATTATCAATTAGGTAGAAATTGGACTAAAAAATTTCCGAGTGCTTGGAAATGTTTATGTCATAAAGAATACGATCGTGCTATAGATGAGATAATGTATGCAGATAAAAAAGCAGGTAGACATTCACGTTGGTATAAACAAACACCAGTACGTGTAGAAGATTTTGTAAAAGCAATTAATGAATTAAAGGAGAATCAATAATGATTGAAGATAAGACAGTAGTTCCTAATAGGGAGCAATCATCAACAGCAAAAAATTTAGACGATGAAATAACACAAGGTAAACGTGAAGCTAACTTAGCATATGCACCTCATTTTAATGAGTATAATTGGTTAAAAGCTGTATCACCTAACCTAGTAGTAAAGATAAAGGAGTAGCATATGTTTGCAATAGTAGCAGGATTAATTGGAGCAGCAGCTACTACCTCAGCTGCAAGTAAAGCTAGAGAAGAAGGTAGAAGAAGACGTGGAGTGTTAGGTAGTGTATTTGGAGAATTGCAAAGTAATGCAATAGGATTATTACCAGAAGTGCAAAACAATGAGATAAGAAGACTTGAAACACAAGGCGATAAATTTGATTTAGCAACAGACCAAAGAATTGGTAAATATGGTGCTATGGAAAATAAAATGGGACAAACTGGTTTTGCTGGGTTAGGTACTAATGTTATGGATCCTACACAAGCATTTACAGGATTAGATATGGCTTATCAAGCATCTAATCAACAAATACAAGATCAAAAAGGAATGGAATTAGACTCAATACAAAAAACATTTTATGGTGCTGCTAGTTCAGCTGCGCAAGGTGGAGCAGTATTAGGTACTGATTTTAATCAAGCAATTAAAAATCAATATGGAGGAAACGTATAATGGCGAGTTACGAAACTGAATTTTTACAAGCATTAAACATGGCATCACAAAGTGCTTCTGGATTATTAAAAAGCATAAGAGAACCTGATTATGAAGAAAAATTAGCTATGGAAACAGCTAAAAGAAAAGAGTTAATGGATTATCAACAAGACATAGATATAGAAAGACGTGAAGATGACCAAGGATTTAAGACGGACACTTTAAGTACAACAGAACAAGGACTGTACAATCGTTTAAATCTTAGTCTTGACTCTAACAAAGACTTGCAAAAGAAAAGGTTGGATTTTACTGGTGGTGAAAACAATAAAGATAGAGAGTTGCGTGATAAAATGCAAGTTAGACAAATTGATTCTGCGAAGACATTGCAAGACGATATGCAAGAATTTAAATTTACATTTCAAGATTCTCAAAATGATTTTACTATGACTAGGGATAAAACTTTGCATGGATACGCTATAGACCAAATGAATTTAGGGCATTCACTAAATGTAGATATGACTAACATAAACCATAAAAATGAATTAGATCGAATGTTAAAAGCAAACGACATAAATAAAGATCTGCATAAATTCCTTTCATTGGAAGTTCCAAGATATCAAAGAATGTCTGAAGAAGAACGACAAGGATGGCTTAATGAAAAAATAGATTACAAAGATGGTAATTCTGTTTCTAAAAAAACTAGAGCTGAAGTTTATATGTTAGGACAAAATAAATTAGCACAATCACAAGCAGAAAATAATTTTGAGTGGCAAAAAGGTAATGGTTTTAAGAATTGGGTAGCTAGTGGTACTAATGGATTTATTACTTTTGATGGTACTGGTATGCAAATGCAAACAGCTATTCAAAATGAAAAGTATCAAAAAAGATCAGTTGATTTTAATCAAAACATAAATGACGATCAATATAATATTGCTATTGGAAGAAGGTTTACAGAAGACAGATTATTTAAAGATATGGATCCAACAAATACTAATGCTATAATGACATCATTACAAGGACAATCTGCTTTATATGGAAATATGAATTTAGATAGTCCAGAAAGTTATAAAGCTATATTTAATCAACAATCTTTTACGGCGGATGCAGCTGTTGCATCTTTAAATATAAGAACTGCTGATTTTGATGCTCCTGATAAACCATTCTTTAGTGCTATTAGAGGAGACAATGCTCATAATAAATATTTAACCGAAGGAACTAATAGTCACAATGACATAACTGCTAATCTTTTAAAACGATCTGAAATGTTATCAGCTATAGGTTTAAATAATGCTAGTAGCAGTTTTAAAGATGACCTTGAAGTAGACATTAATAAAGGAATAAAATTAGGTGAAAACTTAATTAAGTCTGCAAAAAAAGTAGGTGCAGATAAAAATACAATAAATGCTTTAATGGAAAAAAATACTATATTAGAAACTTATTTAAATAATTTAAATGCAATTAGATAGAAGAATACAGATACTTGAATCTGCTTTTAATGCAGGTCAATTAGATGAAATGCAATATGCATTGGGTCTAAAAAAGTTTTACGACCGCATACCTAAGCAGTTTGACGCACGTAGTTTGCGTTATATGGAAAGTAAACTAAACGATGCAGGCTTACCCCTTACTGATGGAAGACAAGGCGAATCTGACGGTATTCTTGCACAAGTAACATCTGGACTATTAGAAGGTTTTACAACATTTGGATTTGCAGATGAACCTGATACGTCTACCGAAAAGATAGCAAACTCCTTGTCACATCTTATTGGTTTAGCTCCTGGCGTTGTTGTACAAGCATTATCTGGTGGTGGTGCAGCTACAGCTTTAGTAGCTAGAGGATTACGAAGACAAGCTAAATCTAGAGGTATAAAACAATTTGAATCTATAGCTGGTAAATTAGAAACAGCAGGTAAAAGTTTACAGTATTCTAATAATAAAGTAGCTAGAGCTATGCATGATGTTACTGCAAAAATACCTGGCGGTAAAGTATTTCGTACTGCACAAGCTACTGGAGTAGATGTAAAGACAGGTGAAAAATTATATGGAATACAATCAGTACCAGGTATAGTTGCAAGTTTCGTACAAAAACAAAGTACTAATTTTTTAAAAAACAATAATATTGAAGCTGCAGCCTTTATACATAAAGGTGTGTTTAAGAATAGATTTATGAGTGCAGACACTCGTGACAATATTGTTAACCAATCTGTACACTTAGGATTGTTATTAGGTGCGTCTTCTAGAGAGCAAGGTGCTACTGGTATGGGACAAGCAGCAGTATCAGGTGCTATAGCAGGTGGTATCTTTGGTGGTATTGGTGAGTATGCTAACATAGGTAGAATGTTAGCTAGTAAAAATAACGGAATTAGAACAGCTGGAGAAAAAGTAGTTAGAGGGTTTGCTAAGGCATTAAAAGAACAACCTAATCGTAGAGATCAATTTGAAACTATAAACTTTTTAATGAAAGGTACTGCTGGTGCAGCATACGGTACTACTACAGCTAAGTTAAATGACATGCCATTAGAAGATCAGATATATGAAACGTTAATGGCTGTATTCTTTTCTGTTAATAGTAGAGCAAGTTTTGAAAATAGAGCTACTAGAGATATATTTTCTACAGACAAAGTAATACCAAGAGATTTAAAAATGAAAGAAGCTCGTAAGTGGCTTACTCAGCAACCATGGTATCAAGCAGAAACTCCACAATATCAAGCTTATTGGAGCAGGTATTTAAAAGATATAAAGCTTCAACAGATGGATTATGTTGTTAATAACTATGATGATATAATTGTAGCGTTAGGTCAAGAGTATAAAAATTTAAAAGAACAAGGCATTATAACTCCAGAAATGGAATCAAAAGCTAAGACAGACTCCAAACAAAGAACTATTATATTAGAAAAATTATATGAAGCTTCAGAAAAAGTAGACAAGTCTCATGAAGATACTTTCAATTTAGAAGAAGTAGAAAAAAAGGTAGAAGAAAAAGAATTTGAGTTTTCATCTATAGAGTTAGATAAAGAAGTTAAACATGTTGAACAAGATACGTCAGCAGGTACTGAGTATATACCTAAGCAACGTACACTTAAAAACATATTCATGGATATAAAAAACACTGGAACTAAAGAAGCTAAAGATTTAGATCCACAAACATTACATCAAATGTTTAAAAAGTTAGCTATAGATACAAGCTTTACTCCCGATAGTTTTGTTAAAGAAGTAGAGAGTAAGTTTAAAATTAAAGTTAATGAAGAACAAAAAATGGATTTAATTCAAGCTATACATAAATATAAACATTTAGATAAGTTTAAAATTTCTAGAATTTATTTAGTACCTGAAAAAGGGGAAGGTAGATTAAAGAGAAAAAAAACAGAAGAGCCTGTATTTGAAGAAGAAGCACCAGAAGTAGATGTATACAACAAACCTATTGGTGGTAAAAAGTCTGGTACTAAATCAGACCAAGGTAGTCGTTTAAATAAAATCTATGCTAACGATGATAAGTCCTTACATCTAGATATAGACTATTTAACAACTGTTGTATCGCAAAGATATTATGATGCAGCAGAAGGTAAATATAAACCTGGTTCTAAAATTTCTAACGTATCGCCTTTATCTATAGATATATTTGCATTTCCAAGAGGGAAAAAAGATCCAATTAGTGCTGTAAGGCACATGTCAAAAAAACAATTGTTACAATTTAGAGAAGGTTTAGAGTCTGATGGATTGTATATACACGCAGCAGTAAGCGATACTGGTAGATTACAAGTGAGAGAAGTGCCATGGTCAAACAAAAAAAATGAAACTAATTATATATCTGATACTAATTTAAAATTAATAGATAAAACTATTAGAAAAGAATTAGGTGGTACAGAAGCTAAAAAATACAAGTCTAATGTTGGATTTGTAGTTTGGCGTATGAAAGAAATGAATTTAATAGATACTAAATATAACGCTCAAGATATTATAGATAAACTTCCTGAATATTTTAAAACAGAACCTTATACAGATATTACTAAAATGCAAAAGTATACTAAGCATATGTCTGGCGTAGAAATACCTTTAGAGAAAACGTATATAGACGGTGAATATACGCATATTATATTAGGCGATTTACCTAGTAGTATAAAAAATATGGGCCCTGAAATGGAAGCATTTAACTCTGGTACTGATGGAGCTAGTATGTTAAGAGCTGAAAAGTTTGATGCAAAAGCAAAAGCTTATGGTTTAGATCCTGAAACTGGAGTTATAAAAACTATACACGTTCATAGACCAGGTAACTTTACTGATGGAACAAAACGTGGTACTACTATTATTAAAACAGCTACGTTTAGAATGGACCCTGAAACAGAAAAAATATTAGATAACATAGAAAATAAAATGAAAATGCCGAAAGGTGAGAAAATAGATTACGTTCATTACGATACTTCAGTTAAAGAATTTAGTGGTTCTGATAGACCGCATGGTCCAGGAAAGTTAACTCGAACATGGAAATCTAAAATTGAAGACAATTATATTAACTTAGACGTATATGAAAATTTTAATAAGTTAGAAAAATTAAAACTATTAAGACAAGTTACTTCTAATTTAAATACTATTGACATGGACCCTACTAGTAATGAAGGTGAAGCTTTTTGGAAAAAATGGACAGATATTGTTAACGGTTCTGCTAGAGGAGATATAATAGTAAACAATGAAGTGTCGAAACTATTTAAAAACAATGAAAGAATTAGCAGCAAAGTATCTTTAGATAATATAGATATAAGATTGATAGATCAAATATTAAATGAATCTCCTACGTCTAGAACAGCTAGAAGTATGTTAAGAAAACTTTTTAGTGCCGATAGAACTTCAGAGCGTGACAAAAGAATGGAACAAGATTTTGCGGAGTACGGTAACGAAACTTATAATAAACAACTTATAGAAGATTATTTAATCTCATCAGATTTTGAACCTGGAGCATTTATGCGACCAGGAGTTATAGAATTTGTTAATGAAAGAATATCTCAATACATGTTTAAAAGATTGACTAGGCCCGTAATAGAAGAGTCGTTTAGTTCTAAGTTAGGTTTGTATGATTATGCTATAAGAAAAACAATCTTTAAATACTCTACCGCAAAACTAGGTTTAGCTGATAACGAATTTTTATTATATGAAGGTGCACGTATTATTCCTGTTACTGATCCTACTACAAAAAAGAAAAGTACTATAGGTAAAGTCTTTGATAAGTTTGAAAAAGAATACGACCTAGATAAAGATAGCGACGTTACTAAAGAATTAAAAGAATCGTTAGATAATGTTATGTACATACGTTCTCCAATGGTTAGTAATAGTGGTGTTCGTATTGGTAATTTTGTAGGATTTGCTAAAGGTAGAAAAGGTTTATCTATTGTAACAAACGAAGTAAATGACTTTAATATGAATGGTGCGGACAAAGACATTGATTCTGCTCACGTATTCTGGGGAATGCCTAAAGAGATAACTAAGGTCTATGCTAGACCAGAAATACAAAATCAATTATTAAAAGAAGACGGTACTATGATTTCATTAAGCGATCGTAAGATTGCTAAAGAATTAGCTAATGCTAAGTTTCCAGAAAAAGAAACTAGAAAGCAACAATTAGCAAACATGATAGACATAGATGCAAAACTAGACAATGGTATGTATAGCTCTATAGGTAAAGACAGCGTAGGATTTATTACTAATCAATTTCAAATAGCTAAACAAGAGTTTGATTTAAATAGACAGTTGTTAAGTAAAACAGAAGATGGTAGTGGAAAAGTTTCAGAACAGTTAAATAAAATGTCTGGCGTGTGGAAACAATTAATAATAGATCAAAACGTTGTACAAAGTACATTTATTGATGCTAATAAATTAGTAGACGTAGATTTACCTTCAGGCTCTACTGCAAGAATAAGAACTAAGTATAAAGACAATCTTATGGAAAAGGAAGATCGTCAGGTGTTACGTGATATGTATAAATTAGTATTTAGTAAACCTAGAAGAGATGAAGCTCCTTTAGATAGTAATGTAGTTTCACAAGAATATTTAACTATGTCTGAAGGTACTACTGGATATTTAAGACTTGTAGGTCAAAACATTAATGGGTTAAAGATGCAAATAGATCCTTATAATGCCATAGATAAAGAAGCTATTATTCCTCTATTAAAAGATTTATCTAGTGTTATAAAAGATCATCCCTTGTTTAAACAGGCAAACTTACGAGAGTTTGATAAATGGTTTATGGAAGGATTAGATGGTAAAGAAATAGATAATATAAATAATTATCCTAAATTTCTATGGAATAAAATAAACGCTATAGCTGATTTAGGTAGTGCTTTAAAAAAAGCTCAAGCGTTTAAAGAGTATGCTACAGAAGTATTAGAAATGAACCCTAAAAGCGTAGATAATTTTATAGTAGATGTTATTGAGACTACGTTTGAACAGCGTAATAAAATATATCAATCGTTTGACAGAAATAAACAATACTACAAAAAAACTAATACACGTAGTTATGGTGACCAAATATTAGTTACTAAGCAGTCGATGAGCGAACAACTAGAAGCTTTAGCTAATGCTAGAAAAACAGTAGGTAAACCTTTAACTAAACAAGCTAAGATGTTAACAGAAGATTTGTTTGACGTATTTTATATAGCACATCCTGTAATGGATTTAAACTTTACAGGATTTAGAGGCAAGAAAAGATTTGATTTTTTAACAAGAGTAAATAGAGATATTGACGCATTGTTAAAAGAAAAAGCAGCCCAAGTTAAATTAGATAGAGGTACTGAACCGTTTAAAAAACAATCTACTTTACAAGAACTGTACGATCAAAGAGGTGCATTACAACGTGAATATGTAGGTTCTTTGCCAGACTTAGAACAGACATGGTCCATAAAGGCACGAAACAAGCGTTATATGGCTAGAGAACGTTATAATGTACTAGAACAAGCCTCTCAAGAAAAGAAAGCCAGAATCGAGCAATTTAAAAAAGATTTTGATTACGACAACATAATGGATAATATACTGGAAGATATTACACCGCCTACTACAGACACAGCAACTAAGATGCCTGTTGTTGATACAGCTAAGTCTGCTGTAAATAAAACTAAGAAAATTGTTCCAGATTTAATACCTATAGAAATTCTTACTAATGAAAAAGAATTAGATAAGTTGATAGCTGCTAAAAAGAAAGTTACTTCAACACAATCTGAAGCTATAAAAAACGATCTTAAAGATTTAGTTGATGTTGTTAAGTATCAAATTTCTAATGGTAATCCAGACGTATTATATCAAATGGGATCTAAATATTCTACTTTCTTTATGAGAGCAGACAGAACAATAGATCTTATACAAGATGTAGATGGATTAAGATTAAAGTTCTTTGTAAAGCATATGAAAAATGTATATGGTCCTAGTGATGCATTTGATTCTATACGTAGAAATAAACAGTTAATTAACCAAGCAAGAAAAGAATTTTATATAGACATAAGCGAAGATATACCTTTACCTACTTTTACAGAGTACGCTAAGCAAGAAGGCGTATCATTAAAAATGTTACAAGATAAAGAGTTATTTAGAACTACCAGGTTAAACTATAAAAACCTAGTAGATAAATGGTCTGATAGTAATAAAGGTACTTTAACAAAATTAGCTGATGATACTGTAGGAAAAATATTTAAAGATAAGGATAACATTGTTTATGCTTATAATCAAAAAAGTGAAACTATTGTTCCTTTTAAAAATATTGGAGCATTAGAAAAAGCTTTAAAAAATAATCCTGTAATGCAAAAGATATCTGAACAGAATTTATCTACACACATTACAAATAGAATTAATTTTATGTTTCCTATAGATGCTAACTTAAGAAGTCCTAAACAGTTTGATCAAATATTAGGTATTTATCAACGTATAGATGCATTGATTGCACCCTTTGAAAAAAGATTTCAATTAGATAGAGGTATTAAGTTTAATCCTAAAACAGAACAAATGGATGAATATGGTTTGTTAGTTCCTACGTCTACGTTAAAAACTATAGCTGAAGGTATATATGAAAATCATAGTATAGCTAACCAGTTAAAAAAGTTTAATGTAGATTTTGTTGGATTTAATAAAAAAACATTAAATACGCATCAAAAAAAATATACACAAAACCAAGATATTTTGTGGGAAACTTCAGTATTACGTCATGTATTAGGTAGTGAAAACTTAGGTCCTAAAGGTAATAACACGTTACCGCAAGAACGTATAGAGCTTCAGCAGCGTTTAAAAAAAGCTGAAGATAAGTTAGCAAAAATTAAAGGTAGGTTATACTACACAGATAAGAATGGAGATCAAAAATTTGTATCTCCTACAGAATATGTTGAGCACATGCAAAACAATGTAATACAACCTGTGATGGATTTTGCTTTAAAAACTTTTATAGAAAGTAACATTAAAAATATAGAAAAAACATTTGATGGTACTATATACGACAAAGTTTACACTCCCCCTAAAACGTATGCTCCTAGTAATCCCTTGTATTACCAGCAGCGTTTAATGGAATTGTTCTATAATAAAGAAGGTATTATAAGTCCTAATAGACTAATAATGTTTGACAAAGCTGTTAAGTTAAAACAAGATACTGTATCTGGTTCAGAAATATTACGTACTCATTTTCATTTAGATGACATAGCATTTATTAAACATTCGTTAAACGTTCGTCAAAACTTACACGATAAATATTCTATATATTTAAATAAATCTGGTGAGATAGATTGGAAGACTGTAGATAAATTGTTAGTAGAAGGAAGTAAAAGCGTTACAGTCGGTGAAGTTATTAGACAAGAGTTAGTTACTATACAATCTAAGTTAGACGCTAGACAACTAGAGGTAGGTAAATTTAAAGAACAAGATGAATCATCACGTTTCTGGCCTTATATGGGTTCATTTGATGTTAAAGAAAATGTAAACAATATTAAGACTAATTATTTAGCAGAAGAAAAAGCACGTATTATGGCTAAAACAGCAGATCAATTGTTAAACAAAGAACACCAAGAAGATATAAATAATGGTATTATACTATTAGAAGATGCAAAATTAGCTGAATACACTAATTTAAAAAACAAGATAGAAAAAACTAATAAGTATGAAAATCCATGGTCCGATCCTGATGCTGTAGATTTTATGAATCAAGCTACATCTAGAAAAGGTAAAATTATATATGCTGGACAATCACTATCTACACACGCTAGATCGAGATTAGAAAGAGCGTTACCTTTCTTTAGAACGGATGGTAATGTTCCCTTAGAATATATGGATAGTATGTCAAGAGGATTAACACAAAACATATCTGCTATATATTCTAGAGTTTATTTAGATAAGTTTTTAGAGCAAGGTAGACAAAACGAAACAATGAAAGATGTTATAGAACAATGGCATTCTGCTTTATTAGATTTTTCTAAAGGTTACATGGGACAACCTTCTACTAGAAATATAGAAATACATGGTTTTAATAGAACTGATTACAAATTATTAACAGAATGGAAAGCAGCCAAGTATGACCAATCTTGGAAATCTGGTAAATTAAATAATGTACAAAAGAAATTATTGTTAGATATAGAAGCTGCAGCTATGCCTACATATTCAGAACA